TCGATCCTAGAGACGCTTGCGGTTCTGCAATTGGAGCGGTCATGCGCTCACATGGCCGCCATCGAGGCCCAGGCCAAGAACGGCCAGCGGTATATCAAGGGCTTCTTCCACAAGCCGCTGCTGCGCCCGTTCATCACCGAGGAGAACGAGCGGCAGATCACCATCACTCGTTACTTCGACCCGACCACCAAGCTCAGCTACTGTGAGCCCGAACTCGACGCGCTGCCGCCGCAGGTCCTCAACCGCCTGGAGACGAAGAGCAACTTCATCAAGATCATCATCTGCACGACCCAGGGCACCAACAGCGACCACGTACCTTTCATGTGTGTGGACGAGTTAGATGTCGTCGTCAACAAGGATGCTTACCACGAGGCGAAGATGATTCCCTCGACGTGGATGGGGAAGGAGCCTATCACGTTGTACACGTCCACGCGCAAGTTCAGCATCGGCCTTGTCCAGCAGGAGATCGACAAAGTAGACGCGGGCGAGTCCGACATGCAGATTCGTCACTGGAATCTGCTGGACATGACGGAGCGCTGTCCGCCCGAGCGTCACCTGCCCGACCAGCCGCGCATCCCGATCTACGTCAATGATTCTACGCTGAAGGCGATCCCCGAGGAGAAGTACCTCAAGCTCCCTGACGCGCAGCGCGAGAAGTTCGAGCGCCAGGAGGGGTACGTCGGCTGCCTCACCAACTGCAAGCTCTTCGCGGTCTGTAAGGGCCGTTTACCGCATCAGACCGCCAGTGGTGCGCTGATGAAGACCATCGCGACGACCACGAAGATCTTCCGCAAGGTCAACCCAGACAAGGCCAAGGCGCAACTCCTCTGCTGGAAGCCCTCCAAGGAGGGCATGATCTACCCGAACCTCGAAGCCGACACGCACAAGAAGACCGCCGCCGAGATGGCGGAGATGATGACTGGCGACGAGTACCCGGAGTCCTTCGGTAAGGACGACCTGATCCGGCTCGCCAAGGAACTAGGCTGCGAGTTCGTAGGCGGCATCGACCATGGCTATTCGCACAACTTCGCGGTGGTCACTGGGTTCGTCCACGGCGACCGCCTGTTCATCTTCGACGCCCTGGGCATTTCCGAACTGGAGATCGGTCAGAAGGTGGACCTCTTGGAGCGCCGCATCAAGCCCTGGGACCCGACTATCTGGGCGGACCCAGAGGATCCCGGTTCGCGCAAGACTTTCGTGAAGCACGGTTTCCGTTGCCGTGAGTGGAAGAAGACCGCCGGCAGCGTCAAGGAAGGTATCGACACCGTGCGCATGAAGATCATGCCGGCGCTCGGCGCGGCGCCGGAGATGTTCTTCCTCAAGGACGACGACGGCTGCGACCTGCTGTTCTCGCGCCTGTCCAAGTACCACTGGGTGCTCGATGCGGCCGAGAGGCCGACCGACGTGCCCGACGAGGAGGACGACGACGAGTGCGACGCCCTCCGCTATCTCGTCATGAACCGATTTTCCGCGAAGCGGCTGCGCCAGCGCTCCGGCAGGCCCGGGGAGCCGGAGCAGCGCCCACTGCCCATCACTGGCCAGTACACGCGCCAGGGCTGGATGGGGCAAGTCCTGAAGGACCTCACCGGCCGCGAGGTCATCCAGCACACCAACGGCGGTGAGGAAGCTGACGACTCGAATACTGGCCTCGTCATCAAAAAGGGCGGCTTCATCGCATCGTTCTAGGGCCGCAATCTAACTCTCCATGGCGACCCTGAACGTGCAGCACACCATTCTGGCCTTCGATGACAAATCGCAGGCGGGGAATCCGCTCCTGCGCTTCATTGACTGGACGCGCAGGATGCTCGGGATCGTTGTCGATAACCCGCGCCAGGACAAGTACACCATCGCTGCCGGCGGCAGCACACTCATCTTCGACGGCACGCGCACGAGCGCCATCGACGGTACCACCCAGTTTTCGCTCACCAAGAATCCGATCTTGAAGAGCACCTACCGGTTCACGTTCACCGCCGGCACCAACCCGGCTCTGAGAACCGACCGCGCGCTCAACCTCAACACGCTGGTGGTGACCTTCACACCCAACGGTGACGGCACTTTGACCTTCAGCGTGGCAGGTGGCGTGAACCCTCTCGCTGCTGTGCAGATCGGGGACAGCGTGTTTGTGCCGGGCGTCTCGACCGGCGACACTGCCGGTCCGTTCTCGCCGTCCAACGAAGGGGCCTGGACGGTTCTCGTGAACGGGAACTCCACGGCGGTGCTCGGCCGCACGGGTGCTTTCTCCGGCTTCGGAGAGACGAAGACGGTCACCGCCGCCAGCCAGTTCGTCGCTTACTCCGCCACGGGCATCCTGGTTGGCGACAAGGTGGACATCTCCGCCGGCTTTGCGGCTGCTGTCCAGGGATCGTACTCCATCACCCAAGTCACGCCGACGTGGTTCGAGGTTACGAGCGCGAAGGGCTTGCCGGCTCAGGCCGGTGTAATCCCCACCGCCGCCGGCATGCAGTTCTACACGAGCCTCAAGCGCTGGCTCCGTATCGAAGTGGATCAGGAGGCGACAGTCCGCTACAACGGCGACACTGGCAGCACGAACCGTATCTCGCCGCTCGTGCCCGGAGATTCGGACCAGCGTGGATGGATGGAGAAGTTTGGTCCCGTTTTCTCTCTCACCCTCGTGAACCGGGCATCGATTCCTTTGAAGGCCGTCGTTCAGTCCGCTGAGTAATCCTTCCCCATGGCGAAGCGTTCAGTCAATCGGGGAGGGAAGCGTGAGGTCCAACTTTATCTCGCTGACCCCCACAACACACCGCTAGAGGGCCTCACCAAGGCCGGCAGCGACTTCGCCATGCCCGGCTCTTCGCCGCTGATCAAGAACATCCTCAAGGCCATCGGGGACACCGAGTCCCACGCGGCGACGCGGCTGTCGTTCGATCAGGACCCTACCCAGTACAACGACTATCAGTCGATCTACCGAATGAAGCAGCGGCTCGTTCCTGACCCGCTGCTGAAGCACATTGCCCGGATTGACGACCTGATCGGGTCCATCCTCCAGGCTCGCGGAAACCACATGTCCGTGTACGGGCAACCCCAGCCCGACCGGTTCAAGTACGGCTACAATTTCGAGTTCCGCCGGGGGATGTTCGACAAGCTCGACGAGGAGCAGAAGAAGGATCTCCACGAGCGCATCGCCAAGGTCACCAAACTCCTCAAGACCTGCGGCCACGCTGAGAAGGACGGCACTACCGTCCCTCTCAAGGAGTTCCTCTACGTCTCGACGCAGAACGGCCTCAAGTTCGGCCGGTTTGCCACCGAGTTTCTCTACCGCGAGGATCCGTTCGAGGTGGACGAGGAGACGGGCAAGCCCCGGAAGGTCTTCCACGCTTTCCGCTACATCGATGCCGGCAGTATTTATCGCTCCACCAAGCAAACTGGCGCTCAGGTTCGCGTGCGTCAGCAAGCGAAGCGGCTCCTGGAGCAGTTGAAGGGTGAACGGCTCGAACCCTCGCGCTTTGAGAAGGATGAGTACGAGTGGATTCAGGTGTTCGACGGTCGGCCGATACAGGCGTTTACGGCCGACGAGTGCATCGTCACCAACCTCTACCCGTGCAGTGACTTTGAACTCCAGGGCTATCCGGTCACGCCGATCGACATTGCGATCCACGCAATCACGACGCACATCAACATCACCCAGCACAACAAGTTGTACTTCCAGTCCGGGCGCGCCGCGCGCGGCATGTTGGTGATTAAGAGTGACGACGTGGACGACGGAGCCATTGCGCGCATTCGGGCGCAGTTCCAGGCCAGCATTAATGGTGTCGGCAACTCCTGGCGTATGCCCGTGTTCGCCATCCCCGAAGGTACTGAGGTCAACTTCCAGTCCATCGACTCCGCCGGTCGTGACATGGAGTTCCAGTACTTGAGCGACACCACGGCGCGCGTGGTCATGAGCGCGTTCATGATCTCACCCGAGGAACTCCCCGGCTACCAACACCTCTCTCGTGGTACGAACAACCAGAGCCTCTCGGAGTCGAACAACGAGTACAAGCTGGAGGCCGCGCGTGACACCGGAATCCGGCCGCTGATCGCCCACTTCGAGCAGTTTTTCAACGACTCCATTGTCCCTCTGCTTGACCCGGATGTCGCAAAGTACTGTATCTTCCGTCTCCTGGGTCTCGACGCCGAGACGCCCGAGAAGGAGAGCGTCCGGTTCCAGCAGGACATGCCGATCCACCTCTGTCTTGACGAGGTGCTGGAGAAGGTCGAGAAGAAGCCCCTCGGTAAGCGCTGGGGCGGCCGGTTCCCACTCAATCCGCAATGGGCCGCCATTTTGGACAAGTACGTGTTTGTCGGAGAGATCCGCGAGTACTTCTTCGACATCGAGCATGCCGCACAGGACCCCGCGTTTCACTACGTCCGGGACCCGTTCTTTTTCCAGCAACTTCAAATTCAGATGCAGATGCAGCAAATGCAGATGCAGGATCAAGCACAACAGGCCCAGGCGGCGCAGCCGCAGCAGCAGGGCCAGGATCCGCAGGACGCCGATACTCAAGCGAATGGTGACAGGAAGCCGAAGGGTGCCCCTGGCGAACAGCCGGCGAAGCCCGAAGGCGAGTCCACGGAGAAGGCCGACGATGGGGACGATCTGACGCGCGTCTTGGATCAGGCGATCCAGGGCATGAGCAAGGGCGAGCAGGACCTGCCCGTCTCGAAGCGCCGGCTCCTGGTGCAGCAACGTCGCACCGTCAAGCACCTGATGGACGAGTGGGAGAGGGACCGGATGGCGGTTATGGACTCGATCCTCGACACCGCCATCGGACACGCGCCGCGCGCGAGGGGGTAGTCCGTGCTGCACAAGCTTTCGCGTGGCGGCGCTCGGCAGATTCACTCCGCCATCGACGATATATTTGAGAACCTCAAAGTCCGTGCACTCGGGCCCCAGGCTATCAAGGGCAAAAGGCTGTATGTCGGATTTCGGCGTGACACCTCCATTCCTGGCATCTTCGAGGGGGCCGCCCGCGAAGAGGGCATCCGTCCCGACCTGGATCTCCTCGATTCGCTGACCCGAGTCGCCGGCAACTATATCGACGGAACGGCCTCGCGCGCCAAGGCCAAGGTCACGAACGCCATCGACTCCTGGCTGCGCGAGCAGTCCGCCGTCAAGAAGCCGGCGACCGAGGACGCTCTCCGCGAAAAACTCCGCGAGAGTCTCGACTCCATCTGGAAGGAGATGACCACGCACGTCGAGACGATCCTCGACACCGAGGCGTCGCAGGCCCGGAACGTCTCCTTGATGGACGGCATCGTTAAAGTGAACGCGCTGCGCGGCATTGACGACCCGGTGGTCTACTTCGTGATCGTCCGTGACACCAAGACATGCCAGGAGTGCAAGAGGCTCCACCTGCTCGACGACATGAAGACGCCGCGCGTGTGGCGTTTGTCAGAGGTCGGCCACGATTACCACCAGCGCGGCGAGGACAACCCGAAGATCGGCGGCCTGCACCCGCACTGCCGCTGCACGATGGTCACCCTGCTCCCCGGCTTCGGCTTCAAGGACGACGGGGGCCTGGGTTTCATCGCGCCCGGCCACGACGAGTACGAGAAGCAGCGCGGGATGGAGAAGTCCGAGGCCCTGGTGAAGTCTCCTGTACGATTCAACCCGACCACCGGGTGGACTCGGGACATCACCGAGGAGCCTCCGTTCGGAGACATGCAAGCTCAGGGAGTGACGCAGATCGGGCCCGGACTGTTCGTCCACAAGCACGGGTACACGCCTCACGCGCCCTACACGCGGTACTACCTCACGTCGAGTCCCGATGCAGACTTCGCTCCAGACCACGACGAAAAGCACTATCCCGTCCTCGCGGTCGTCGGTGGCGACGTACAGAACGACGGAGCCTTCGGTATGACCTCGTTCGCTGTGCACCCGGCGCACACGGGTAAGGGGTACGGCAGCGCTCTGCTCGCGCACGTTGCTCAACGTCACGGCCGCGTCTTCTCGACGGGCACCGTCAGCGACCAAGCCACCGCTGCCTTCAACAAGCTCAGTCCCAAGTTCGACGTGAAGCTCGGCGCTCCGAACACCGAGGAGCCGCACGAGATCCGCGTCAGGCCGACGCGGCGCTAAGAGCGGACGCGCCCAGACCTCGGGTGCGTCGAGTACCACTTGTGGCCGCAGTCGAGGCACTCCACCTCGCCGCGATGACCGGTGAAGCCCGCTCCACCCTTGCCGTGCCCGGAGTGCTTGCTGCGCGTGACTTTTTCTTCCACGCGACCGGTCGGGCGCGTGCCCTTGTCGCGCCGCAACTGCCGGTACATGCCCCGCCGGCACTTCGGACACTTGATGGTCAGTGGCGTTCCGCTCGGCATCAGCCCAGGACCTCCGCTGCCCGCCTCAGTACCTGGGCCACGCGCTCCGCGCGTCGCGCTCGGCCGTAGTCGCGCGCCCGGATCTGGCGCAGTCGGTCCGGGTCGATCTTCCCCTTCGTCTCCTTGACCGTCATCATGCCGGCGACCGAGCGCGCGTCGCGCGCGTCGGCTTCCTTCTCGGCCGCGAGGCGGCGCAGGATCCGGGCGTCGCTCATGTCGTCACCCGCACCGGGCACTGGTCGATGTCCATCGAGTACCTTCGTGCCTGCCTGATGGTCGAGCCTGTCCCGCCGAGATGTTCTCTACCGATGCCCGGGAACGCCACGAGGCGACCCTTCTCCCAGCCGGCGCGTGCGAGCATCACGTCGTTGCGCATGTGGTAGCTGCGCGCTTCCGATACGTCGAGGCCCAGTTCCACGAGCGTGATGCGCCTCGATGAGGGCTCGGGCGTGTTGATGGGCAGACCGCTCGCCTCCACAGCGTCGCGGAACTCGGCCGGCGCTTGATGCAGGTACCCAGGCACGACAACCACCAACTCGAAGTAGTCGGCTACCTTGTGGATCTTCATCGGCTTGGCGCAGGCGATGAACGCGGCCGTGTCCACGCCGCGCGCGCCACCGATGATGACCGAGCCGGCGCCGTCCTGGACGATGGCCAGGAGCTTCCGGTAGACGATGGAGGGGTCGTCGGGATGGATGTCGCGCACCCCGGTGACGACCACCTTCTTGCCCGTGTACTCGCCCATGGTTATCCGTCCGCGTGGAAGTCTTCCCGGTATTCGGCCCAGGAGTCGTGGGCCCCGACAACCTCGATGTCTTCCCAGTCGGCGGTGCCGAAGTCCCACCGCGCCTTCACCACGTCTTCTCCCGGCCTCTCGTTGAAGCGGCGGACCACGGCCTCGGCGGCCTCGAACGAGTTGTACTCGCGGGCGTGCTCTCCCTGTTCGTCGTACGCGAGCGGCCGGAGGCGGCCCTGGTCGTTGATCTGTATGGGGCTGTAGACGACGGTGTGGCCGTAGCGGGCGGTCTTGGCTTGAACGAAGGCGGGCATACGAGTCATCGAGGGCTCCGTTTGGGTAGGGGTTACCACTTCGCCAGCTTCAGCACGACACGCGCCGAGTCGGTCAGGTGCCAGTAGCCGCCGCCGGGCAGCGCCTGTGGGGCGTACCGCAGCCAGCCAGCGCGCCGCAGCAGCCGCACCACCACCCCCAAGGTCTGGCTCACCTCGGCGTCGCCGTCACGGGGTCGCAGGACCGCGCGGGGGTTGTTCACGTCCTCCGTAGCGTACACGTCGCCGCCGGCCAGCAGGTGCCGCAGCACGCGCTTGGCGTGGTCACCCAGCGCCTCCGGCTTCGAGACGTAATCGCGGCCAGTGCGTTGGTTCAGATCGTCGGGCAGGGTTGGCGTCATTGATATGATGTATACACCATCTGTGGGCGGGCGTCAAGCCTAGAGGTCGATCTCCGTATCGAGGTCGGTGTGGTCGCAAGTAGGACAGAAGCCGTCGTCGCCCAGGGGCCCCTCGCAGAACCCGCACTCGGGGTCCCCGGCCCCCAGGGTCGCCGGCTTCTTCTTCGGCACCGGGACCGGCGCGGGCGGCTTGAGCAGGTCCTTGGTGTCCATCCCTGGGGCTCTAACCGTTCCTACCCCCTCTGCCATAGCTCCGGCTTCGTCAGCGCCAGTCGCGTGAGCTTCGCACCCAGCTTGCACAAGGTGTCGTGGTACTCCTCGGAGAGGTGATTCGAGACGGAGTGGTGGGCGAACTCGTGGACCAAGAGACGCTCCACGTCTTCGGGCCACTCGTCGAACCAACGGTGCCCGAGGCGACCCAGGTTCAGAGTGAGATGGCCCGGGCTGTAGGCGGCACCGAACCCCCAGCCCACATCGTTGGCGATGGTCACGGCAAGTGACCGGACACCGAGGATCTCGCGGGCCACGTCGCGCGTGAACTGCACGACGCGCCGGATGCCGTCCGTGTACTTCTCCGGGTCCAGGACCTTGAGCGGCTCGCCGTCCGGGTGGAACGGCTTCGGGCTCGGGGTCACCTGCCCCGCCGGCAGCGCAGCGCCCGCGCGCTTCACGTTGTCCCACTCGTCGCCGTTCAGCATCGAACCGTGGATGACCGTATACCCCTTGGTCACAGCCAGGGCGTTCGCCTCGGGGTCGCTCGGGTCGAAGATGACACGCTTCTCCCCGAACCGTAGGTCAACGATCTTCTTCATCGCCTCGTCGGTCGCGTCGCTGTCACTGCCGGCGTCGCGCACCCAGGTCGTGTTCGCGTCTTCCTTGGTGAGCCGGTCGTGCAGGTTGTTCAGCACGAGCACACGCAGGTTCCGCAGGTACGCGGGCGGCAGGTTGTCACGGTCGAAGTTCAGCGGCACCTTCTGGGCCACGTCGATATGCCAGCGGTCGCTCGTCTCCACCACCGGAATGCCGAGTTCGTAGACCGAGGGCGTCTCGTCCGCCAGCGGCTCGTAGACGCGCACCTGCGTCTTACGGACCGAGCGCCGAAGCACGCCCTCCTCGTCTGCGACCTCGGTGGGCAGTGAGGCTTCGATGACGGCAATCGGGTGGCGCGCCTCCAAGGCTACGCCGTTTACGGTCGTCTCGACGCCCTGGGGCGGTAGTAGCGTCCGGACCACGCTCAGCGCCTCCTGGTGCTCCTCGCGGGTCATGCGGATGACGCCGCAGAAGCGCGAGCCCTGCTCCAGCTTGCGCCGGCTCGGGTGGCGGCCATCTGCGTTGAAGACGACCGAGCCCTTCGTGCTCTCGATACTCGCTTCGGTGCACAGCGCCAGGACGAGCTTCTCGCCCAGGTTGAACCTGCCGCGCTTGGTGGCGTCAGCCTTCTTCTCCGACTCTGCGAACAGGGTGAAAGCGTGTGCGAGGTTCAAGAACCCGTCCGGGTCGTCGTCGATGACCTCGATGCGTGACATCGGCACGGCGGGAAGCGGCTCGAAGGTGATGGTCACCTTCTTCGCGCGGGTGTCCCAGGCGTTCTGGATCAACTCGGTGATCGCGAATGCCTTCCCGCGCCGCTCCAGCAGTTTGGCGAGGCCCTGCTTGTCCACGGTGAACCAGTCCATTCAGCCCTCCCTGTTCCCGATGTCGCTTGGACGTGCGGCACGGATGGACCTCGGACGCAAACCGAAGTCTTTACCATGCGCGCGCTGCAAATCGACGAGGACGTTGTGGGCCGCCGCGCTCGCATCTGAGCCCTCGGCTACGAGGTAGATGCCATCCGTCCCTTCGATGGTGACGTAGAGCCCGGCCGCGCGGCACACGTCCGCGACCGGCCTCACCAGACCCGGACCGGTGTAGACGAAGAGGAGGTAGGAGTTCGGCATGTTCGAGATGCTTTATACACCATATCGCGGAGGATGTCAAATCCCCCTCGGATCGAGGCCGCAATCTAGGTGCTTCGAGGGCACTGGATGGCCGACGAGAAGAAGATTTCCGCCGAGCAGATCGAGCACTACATCAAGAACCCCGGCAAGGGCATGGTCATCGACGGCATCATTGCGTCGGAGGCCCTCGACTCGTCCGGGGAGATTCTGCGCGTCGAGGGGTGCGACATCTCCAGCCTGACCACGGACGGCACTCTTAACACCGAGCACCGTGGCGACGACGCCGCTGGCTACAGCTTCAATGACGTGATCGGTCGCTGCATCTTCGCGAAGAAGATCTACAATCTCAAGGACTGCGAGAACGACCGTGAGCGGATGTACTGGAAGCAGATCGAGCTTCCGTTCATCTACGGTAAGTTCCGCCTCTTCGACGGCGCCGGTCACCCGGGCGCCATCGCCGCCGCCGCCTCTATCCGCGACATGATGCACGCGGGCGAGGACATCCTGATTCGGTTCAGCATTGAGGGCTCGACACTCGCCCGCGACCCCAAGAACAAGCAGATCCTGGAGCGCTCCATTGCCCGCAAGGTGGCCGCCACTTGGAAGCCCTGCAACAAGTCCGCTATTAGCGGCGTGGTCTCAGATCCGAACGGTCCACCACTGCCGGTTAGGGACTCCACAAAGAAGCACGAGCACCCCGGGTTCATGCGCCTCGGAGGCGAGCACGAGTTCCGGGGCAGCCCGATCTTCGTGGAGGAGGACCTGGACAAGGGACTCAAGAGCGCTGCACTGGGAGCCGTCGCTGCTGCTGCACTCGTGGCTGCACCCGCCGTGGCGCCGACACTACCTCCGTACCGGCCGCCGCCTGTCGAGCATCACACTCCTAGGCGCGAGATCCCGCACCTCGGTCCGCCCCCGCCCCGAAGTGCACTCGCCTCGACTGACGCCCCCATGCCCGAGGCCAAACCGGAGCAGCAGTGGACTCCCGAGGGGCTTGTCCATGATCTCCATCCCATCGCGCACCTGGAGTCATCGTTCGGGAAGGATACGCACCACGAGCCTCATTCGCGCGGTGAGTTCCACACTGCCATCGGCGCGCTGGGCCTCAAGCCGGTCACCGCGCACGAAGAGTTCCTCCACAATCGAGCGCTTCGCGAACAGCATCCCGACCTTCAGGACCCGCCGGCCTTCCTCGCAGCCCTCAAGGGCGACTCTCGTCTGTACAATACGGTGGCCTCCGCGCTGTGGACGCGGATGAAGCGCGCGCTCGGCGGGCACCCGGACCGCACCGCATTCGCGTGGCGTTGGGGCAAGCACGCCGCGCTCAACGCGACCCCCGAGCAGATCACCCAGGACCCGTACGTCCAGAAGTACCTCGCGCTCGTACACCAGCAGGTCCCGCAGGCTCACCAGGGCCTCGTCGCCAGCGCGGTGATGCACAAGACTTACTCGGCCGGCAGCGGCGGCGCCGCGCCGGGGATGCTCACCCAGGGAGCCGCGCTCGGTCGTGAGGAGTTCGCGCGGCGAACCCTCAACGGTGCGCGCGCCGCGCTTCGCGACTGGGACCAGCAGGGTGACATCCGCGAGTTCCTCAAGCACCGGCTGCCTGAGGCGGACCCGGAGTTCATCGAACACTTCGCGGACATGGTGGACGATTATCGCTTGAAGAAGAAGGAAGCCACCGTTCCAAAGGCGAAGGCGCCGAAGGCCGCCAAGCCCATCGTCTTCCCGACGCTGCCCACGCCGCCTGCGAACCCGCTCACCGCACCGCTGACCTCGAAGCAGGCGCAGACGAGCATGGACGAAAACGCCGTGCTGCACACGGCGAAAGGCGACTTCGAGATGCACTTCCCGCCAATGCCCGGCCAGGAGGGCTTTGACCAGAACCCGCACTACCACGCGATCCTGCACCCGAACGACGCACACCACCTGACTGACAACCAGCGCGAGATGTACGACTCGTTGGTGCATGCGCCGTGGGAGCGCGCGATGCAGAACTGGATGCAGGTCAACAAGCTCGCGCGCAAAGG